ATATTGTTTTTTCGTCGCTTTTATTAATATTAAGATCAAAGTTTACAATTCTTCCTAAGATATTAGTATAATAAAATTCTAGTTTAGAAACATGTAACGATTGTGCATTAAAAAGTTTTTCTTCATCATGCAAATCATATGGTATTTTTATAAAAATAACAAAACTAAATATACCACCATGAACATGTAATGGGTTAAATTCATGTTTTTTTTGAAAATTAACCCATAATTCTTTTAACAAAAAATCATTTCCATGATACCCCATATCTATTTTATCCATAGTGCTAGCTAATTTTTTTGATAATGAATGTATATAATTTTTTATAACTCTTATGTTTTCTTTTAAATAATATTCTTTTTTAATATGACCAGCTAATTCAGTTGAAAAAGATAAGTTTTCTTTATTAAAAACTTCATAAGATTCTCTTAATAAAGAATCATATAATTCATTTGGAACTGTGTCAGTTAATATAGGAATGTTGGGTAAATTAATTTTTTTCATTATTTAAAAGGTTTTCCAATATACCAACTTACTAAACTATATCTTTCTCCCTGCAAAACAGGAAAAACTTTATGCCAAATAAAAGAAGGAAATACAATAATACTTCCTTTAGTATTTTCTTTTATCTCTGTAATATTGCATCCAACAGGATTATTTCTTAGATCAAATTTAAGTTGTCCTCCTGAGTAATCTGAAGGGTTAGATAAAAAAATTATACAAGATAATTTTCTAAGTTTACCATGCACGTTAATATCATTTGGATTATGTATTAATTTTTCACTACTGTCACAGTGCCAGTTGTAGTATTGATGAAGTTTATATTTTGTAAATTGTACAGGTTCCACATAATCTATGTCAAAATTCCATTCAGCTTTTTGATTGGCTTCAAATACATAAGGGTTTATTATGTCGTAAAGCCATTTTTCTTTTATCCAAGCAACATTAGAATCTCTTTGTTCTTTTTTAAGAAAATCTAATTTTTCTTTATTTAAAACTGGGTCTTGTACAAAACCTGTTCTCCCTATTTCTTCGGTTAATGAATTACCATATTTAATGATATTTGAACACGTATCTTCATTCAATACGTTATTGAAATAATAATAATAGTTTTTTAAAATCATACTTTTCCAGTAGGTACAGTATAGAAAAAATGACTTATACAGTATCTACCCATACCTTCTTCCTCATCCTTTATTTTTATTGGTGTTACTGAATGTAGATAATAAGACGGAAAAAAAACTAACCTGTTATTTTTAACTTCAAGTTCTTCATTATCAAAATCATGTAATACTAAATTGCCTCCAGTAAATTTTTTAGGTTCTTTATATAACCATATTAAAGCAGTGAATTGAAAAACATCAAAATGTGGTTTAAAATTATCTTCGTTTTCATAATAAGAAATAAATGATGTGTCTGAATTTGTTTCAGTAAATTGTCTACCCATTGGTATTGTCTTAAATTTATTATGTAAATTCGGGTTTTTAAATTTTTTCATAAAAGACAAAATTGAAGATACATGTCTTTTATTTTGTTGGTAAAAACTATCTAGAAAAATTCTATAACATTTAGCTTGAGGTTCACCTTTTTTATCTACCCCGGTTACAGTTAAATTATTTTCTGCTCTTTGCATTTCTTGTGTGCCAGAATAAAAATCTAGTTCTTTCCATACAGCTTTTAATTCTTGCTCAGAATACCAATTATCTATTACAACAATTTTATTTTCTATTTTTTGATTACCTAATACTTTCATATGCTCTGCAATAGTTTACCACATTCAGGAAAATAAATATAGTCTATATTAGAAGTTAACATAAAATTTAAAACATCTTCTATTGACTCTACCAAAGGACTACCGGCAGAATTTAAGGAAGTATTTAAAACAACAGGTATACCGGTTAATTTATAAAATTCATTTATAATGTTATAAAAATTTTCGTTATGTGTTTTTTTAAGTGTTTGTATTCTACATGTATTATCAATATGACAAATACCGGGTATTTGATTTAACTTATCTTTTTTAACCCCTACAACATAAGACATAAAAGGAGTTTCTTTTTTTCCCTGTAAATCAAACCAATCTTTTGTATGTTCAAATAAAACTGTTCCAGCATAAGGTCTAAACCATTCTCTATTTTTTATTAAATTGATTTTTTCTTTAGCTTTTGGATCAGACGGGTTGTATAATATGGATCTATTACCTAATGCTCTAGGTCCCATTTCAGATTTTTCTTGATAAATAGCCACTGATTTATAATTTTTAAGTAACTCAGCAATTTTTTTGTTATTATAATTATCAATAATTTTATACTTTTGTTTAAAATGTTTTGTGTTATTGGGTTTATAACTATTTAAAAGTTTTTCTTGATTATTATAAATAGGACCTTGGTATAAAGTTTTATATTTTTTTGGTTTGTTTTTATTTATTTTAAAATCTAAATGTTGTGCAAGTCCAATAGATGTACCTCCATCATGACAAACTGGATCAACAAAAATATTATTATTCATTTTTAAAAATTCATAATTAGCAATAGAGTTTTGAAAATACCCACCACTTAAACAAATATTATTTGAATGATTTTTCATTATTAATTCAATATATTTTTTTACTACTTCCGTTGTATCTTTTTGTATTCTATAACAAAAATCTTCATCTGGAACAGTTCCTTTAGGGTAACTAGTTTTTCTTCTAGTTATAACATCATTAAAAGAAATATTTAATTTACAAAATAAATCTGTATTGTCATACAGTTGAGGTATTTCACTATTTTCTTTTCCATAAGAACTAAGTCCCATAACTGAACCTGGTTCTTTAAACCCTAACGTATCTTTATACATTTCAAATACTCCTGCAGGGCTCATACAATTATAGGTATGATAATCTCCAATTGAAATATTTCTTCCCCGCCAATTTCTACAAAGCTTAAACAATAATTTAGGTTCTTGTGTGTAAGAAAGCTTGTATACAGATATATTTTCTTGACCAAGCAAAGTATTATCAAGAGTATAAGATGTTCCACCATTATCAATAATTAAACACACCGCCTCATCAAAACCAGAATTATAAAATGAACTATAGCAATGAGTTAAATGGTGTTCATCATATGGAATTAATTGATCGTAAGTTATATTATTTTTTTTAAAACAATATTTTACTAAATCAGTGTAACTTTCTACTTTCTCATCAACCATGTTATAAGAAGTGTAGCCAATAATTTCAAAGTGAGAATTTTTTAAACCTTCACATAATCTATTAATTTGATTATCTCTTTTTTGTCTAGAAACTCTTTCTTGTTCTAAAGAAAAAATAAGTTCACCATTTTCTACTATAGAAAAAGATGCGTTGTGACTGAGATTAATCCCTAATACTTTCATTATATGTAATAAAAGACTTATATATTAGAATAATAAATACTACAAGTAGTATAACTTACGTAGGCCACTCACCTTGTTTTATGTAACTGTAAGCAGTTTTCAAATCCCAAACTCCAACAGCTTTACCGTCAGCTTGTTCATGAACTAATACAACTCCTGATCCTCCACCGCCGCCAGGTTGTGGGGGGTTTCCACCGCCACCGCCACCGCCACCAGTGTTTGCTGTTCCAACTTGTCCTTGACCACCGCCAGGTGCTCCATTTCCGCCACCGCCATTTCCTCCAGATCCGCCGCCATTTCCGCCGCCGCCACCAGCAAAAAAACCACTTTCTCCAAAAGGTGCAAATCCTGAATCTGATGAAGGTGATGGTGATGCTCCAAATTCTTTTCCAACTCCTGCAGTTGTAGGTGCGACTCCAGTTCTAGGATTAACTGCAGCTCCAGCTCCTCCGCCTCCAGCTCCTGAAGGTGGTCCATTCCAACCACCGCCGCTATTTCCAAAACCAAAAGGTTGTAAAGGTGAAGGCATAGAAGGTACTTGAGTAGTTGGTCCTCCTGGTGAAGGGTTAGGGTTTCCTTGGTGACCTCCGCCACCTCCAGAACCGCCGCCACCGCCGCCACCTTGAGTTCCGCCACCGCCGCCACCTTTTGCAACAATTTCTAAAGTTGCGGGTGCCCCATCATTAAATTCTGAATCACCGCCTGCTCCACCATTACCAGATGGTGTTCCAGCTCCAACAACAACTGCTATTGCTGAACCAGGCATAGGGTAATCAGGGTAAAAAACTGTTCCTCCGCCGCCACCGCCGCCGGCACCGTTCTGGCCACCGCCGCCGCCACCAGCTACTACTAAAACATTTCCTGTAGGTGCTATTGGTGAATAAGTTCCCGATCCTGTAATTTGAGTTGTTTGATCTGCTGCTGCATTAGCATTATTATCAGGTCCAACTACTCCGCCATTATTATTTGCTATCCCTAATGAACCTAATGTATTAGTCATTTAAAACGCTCCATGTTAAGTTTGATTGATCTAAAAAATATTTATTTGTATCTCTTGAAGGTACATCGTCTGATTGCATACTTGTCCAACCGTTAGTGTTAGAAGAACTTACCCATAAATCTTCATTCCAAATACATGACCATTCCTCTATTGATCCATCAAAAGGTCTAGTATCTCCAGGGTATGATAAAGGTGGTTCCCATTGCCAATTGGTATTATTTAATACCCAACTTGACCACTCTGGTGCTGGTGCATGAAATATATCTTCTGCAGGTTTATAAAAACCATCTTTAGTAGCCATATTAACTTTAAAACTATTATTATAAGAAGTTTGTTTCCAATAAGTATTGTCACCAGTACCTATTAAATTTTTAACAAATGTTTCAGCTTGTGTAGATTGATCTCCACCATTGATGTTAACATCTTCATTACTAACTACAATGACTCTTAAAACTTTATTATCGCTAGAATTTATTTCTGCAAAATGGGCCATAAGTTAGACCTCCTATGCGTCGTTTAAGATTTCAAAGTTTACAGTAATAGTTAAGTCGCCATTAGCACTTGCGCCAGCTTCAAGGTTATCACCTTCTTCTAAATAAAGTGCTGTGTTTTTATCTACTACAACAAGTGTAGAATCTGCTGGTACAGAAATTGTGCTTGCAATTGCTATCGGTGATCCACCTGATTTAGTTATAAAAACTGAAGCATCTGCTGCCGATGATCCGTCAATGTTTGCTACTATAATACTATTAATTTTTACAAGTGTATCTGTTGCTGCTGCTAAAATCTCTGTAGTAAGAGTAGTATCTAAAGCTGCTTGTACCGATTCACCTGTGATCGATGTTACGTTTACTAGATTTGGGTTTGCCATAATTTATTTTCTCCTGTTAATCTTTTATCCGAAAACTAATGCCATTGCAATAGCTTTTCCGACTGTTGATGCTGTATTACCATTAATTTGAACTTGACCAGTTCCTTTTGGAACTAGATTAAGACTTACATTAGTTTCCCCAGAAGCCGTAAGACTTGGGGCATTTCCTGAAGCAGCGTTTGCTAGTGTAATTTCATTAACTGCTGAACCTGTAGCTGTTAATAGTAATAATTCAGCTCCGTTAGTATCTAAAATAGATGTTCCAATTTTAGGAGCGGTTAAAGTTTTGTTTGTTAAAGTCTGAGTTCCAGTTTCTGTTACTGTACCTGCTGGGGATAAGGCTGCATCAAAACAACCTGTATTAGTTGCAACACCATCAAAATAAATAAGTTTGTATCCTTTGTCGGTAGCTGAAAAAGTAACTGTTGCACCTGAACCAGATGCGGCTTTTATTTGTACTGTGGATGCACCTGTTGTACCATTTTTAATAATATAAAAATTTTCTGTAAGTAATGGAAAAGTTACAATTCTTGCTCCAGATATTGATCCTGTAAGTTCTATAACTCTATGTTGAGCAGTACCTGTTAAAGCACCGTCTGCTATTGTTAAAGCTGTTGGTGTTCCTGAATCAGTTACAGCTTGAGAATTAACACCACCTGTAAGTTGCTCAATAAGATTTAAGTTAGCGTTTGTTTTGTTTCCCCATTGACCAGCGTTTTCGCCGGTTGCCATTAGCTCTATACCAAGGTCTGTAAATGTTGATGCCATAATTTTGTACTCCTAATTTGTGTTATTTATATTGTTTATTTAGTTCTAAGTCAAACATTAGTTTGCTACTTTTCTTGTGTAACCTGTACTATCTTTAGGTACTTTTCTTGAGTAACCCGTGCTATCTTTAGGTACTTTTCTATTAAAGTATTGAAGATTAATAGCATCATTTAAAGTAGTTGTAGCTGTTAATCCTAAACCATCTAAACTAGCAATACTTAATTGAGTTGTTGTTAATGCACCTAAAGCTGTCTGTGAAGATAAACCTGTTAAACCCATTACATCTGCAACACCTACACTTCCTAAAGCAGTCTGTGCAGTAAAAGATCCCGGCAGTATAATTGGGTTAGATGTAATAGTTATACTACCTACATCTGCGTCAAGATCTAATCCTGTTAGTGCAGCGATACTTAATTGAGTTGTTGTTGCTGTTCCTAAATCGGCATCAATTTCAAAACCAGTTAAACCCACTGAATGATCATCTGTTGATACAAGTCCTAAAGATGATTGTAAACTTGAACCTGTTAGTTCGGTTGAAAAATCTGATTTAGCAGTAGCTGTTCCTAAAGCTGTTTGTGAAGATAAACCAGTTAAACCCATTACATCCGCAACAGGTAATTGATATATGCCACCCCAACCTTCATTATCAGAACCAAATACTTGATTACCCCAACCCATACTAGGAAGTGAAGCTGTTGCTGTTAATCCTGTAAGAGAAACATTAATACCATCTATACCCCAGGCATTTTGATTCCATGAGTCTCTACCCCAACCATCAGTTGCTTGTGCGTAAGGAAATTCTCCAAGAGTAGAAGTTAAACTTAAACCTGTAAGGATTGCTGTTGTAGCATTTTGACCCCAGTTTTCTTCTCCCCATGTATCAGATCCCCAACCATCAGTTGCTTGTGCGTAAGGAAATTCTCCAAGAGTAGAAGTTAAACTTAAACCTGTAAGAGCCACGTTAGGGTCCGCACTTTCACCCCAAGGTTCTAATCCATAAGCATCTCTACCCCAGCCTTGTTCTCCATAAACAATTAATTCATTAACACTAGCAGTTAGTTGAAGTCCTGTTAATAAAACTGTACTTCCTGATTGTCCCCAGTTTTCAATACCATAAGCATCAGAACCCCATCCTTGTTCTGAACCTGCAGAATCTAATGAACCGGTTGTAGATGTAAGTGATAAACCTGTAAGAGAAACATTAACTTCAGTTTGAAGTCCGTAACTATTTTGACCCCAGGTGGTTCCAGATTGGTTCCAAGTGTTAGCCATAAGGAGTTACTCCCTATGCTATCTGAACGATTGCGTTGCCTGCAGTTTGAGCTGGAAATTGAACTGTAAAAGTTCCACTAGTTACAGTTTTGTCTGAACCAAAATTAATTGCAAAAACAGATCTGTTTGCTGTGAAACCAGTCACTGATGTTGAATTATAAACTAAACAACCTCTTGCTGTAAACGTAGCTGAAGTAAAACTAAGATCGTTAAATTTTACACAAGCTGTGTCACCAGATAAAACTGGATCAGCACTTGCTGTTAATGCTGCTCCACCTGCAGTATAACCGGTTGCAGTTGCACCACCGTCTGTAGTTTTTTGACTAACTTCATGTGTTGAAGTTGGTACTGCGTTTACATTTGAAGGTGCTGCATAAGCAGTTGTTGATTTACTAAGTGAAGCTGAGTCACTAGCGAATAAAGCAAGTTTAAAAGTGTTTCCTGTTGGTGCTCCACTGCCGTCATTAAAGTTGTGACCACCTTGTAAAATTTCTACTTTAAAAGAATTGGATATTGCCGATGTTATTGTCATAAATTTTATCTCCTAATTTTATTGAGGCGGTGACTCGATTGGAATTCTTAATGTACCATCCGTGTAATCGTCTCGTCTTCTTCTTCCAATTTGCATCGCTGCAAACTTTTGTAGTTCTTGTGTATACTTTTGAGTGTATAATGTCAACATATCTTGTGGACCTTTTAAAAATCCATAAGCCTCTGTAAGACAAGCATATAGCAGTCCTTGTGGAAAATAGTTACTTAAATATGTATTAGAATTACCATCTCCTCCTGAGCCAAGGCCCACGGGCATTGCATTATAATGTATAATATATTGATAGTTAGCGTTTGGTGTAGGAGCTAAATAAATAGCACCTGAAGTAGCTGTTGTTGCACCTGTTGTTGCACCA